ATTTGGTCACTAAATTCTAAATTATAAAATTGTAATATTCCTTTGTATGTATCTATAGGGAATGTATAAGTCCCTGCCTCAATTTCTTGAGCTATTTGTTCTGCATCTTCTGAAAAATCAAAGTCTCTGTTTACTTGCTGTACTAATACATCAAACGCTGTTTGTTCAACAGCTTCTTTGGTATTTAACCTTCCTGTTTGCGCATTGGTATAAGCAATCTGTGCATCAATGGAATCTTGTTTTCTATATTCTGCCTCTTGGATTCCTGTAGTAGCTTGACTTCTTAGCCTTTTCTCCATATAAGTTTTAGCTACTTCTCTTTGTTCATTAGAAACTATAGGCATTCCATTAGAATCTATGTAAATAATATTTTTATTTTGTTTTTGTAATTGTTCTAGTGCTGCTTTTTGTTCTTCACCAGTTTGATGCTCAGCAAAAAAGTCATCGGATAGTCTTTCAAAATCATAGCCTCCTATATAATCATATAGTATACCATACGCATTAGAATCTTGTGCTACTATACTCGCAGCTGAAGCGCTTATCGCATCTTCATTAACATTCCCCGTAGTGGGGTCTACAAAATATCCTTTTTGAGTTTTCCCAAATTGGTCTATGTATGCAAACTCTACATCACCTTTTGCTTTATTTATAGCTCCTTCCATATCAAACTTCTGTTGCTTCATATTAGCAAGAGAAAACAACTCCGAAGTATCAAGTGTTTCTGTTGTACCGTCTTCTTTTTTCTTAACAAAAGATATTTTTCCGTTAGGCCCTACATAAGTTTCTACCCCTTGGAAGTCCATCATTTCTTGTGTCATTGCATTTGTCCAGTTAGAAAAACCAGATAGTGTTCCGTTCTGTGCTCCCTCTACATTAGCGTCATACTGGTCTGCATATACTTTAGCTATAGCAAGAACGCCTTTGGTCTCACTCATCATAGTATTTTTTACTGCATTAAATTGATTCAGAGTTATGTTTCCTAAACGTAAGTCATTGTAGTTCTGAAGCATAGTGGCTTCAATCTGAGCTGTCATGTTCGACATAGCAGCATTGTACTCTGTGTTCTGACTCTTAGGTCTGTTAATCAAAGCCTCTGACTGCTCTCTGATAGCCTGGTCAACACCTTCTCTTTTAGCTTGTCTATCAGCCTCAATACTCTTGATTGTTTCTCTAGCTTCTTTTGTTATAGCTGCCCAATCAACTATGGCTGGCTGCTCATCTCTTATATATCCGAATCCTACTGGCATAATTTATTAATCAAATATAGACCTGTACATTACACCAAATGCTGGGTCAGTTATAAAATCATATAAGTCTGGATTATCTCTCCTCATTTGCCTTGTGTTTCTTTTAAACATTCTTTCTCCAACTCTGTTTCTTGCATCTAATCCTCTATTTTTTTCTATTCTATCTAATCTTTTAGATTGTCTCATTTCTTTTCTAGTAGCTCTTTCGGCCGCAGTTCTTTCACCTGCAAATAAATCTGCACTCTCTAAGCCTGTCATTGCTATATCAACTATTCCTTGTACTCCTGCTTGAGTGGCAGCAGCTGCAGCTCTTCTTGCGTCAGCAGCCATAGCTTGCTGGCCTTGCACTTCACCAATATCTAAACCTACTCTTTGTCTTTGAAGATTTACTTCTTCTTGAGCCGCAAGCAAATCTAAGTTTTGCATTTCTTCTGCCATAGCAGCTCTTTGTTCTGCCGCTGCCTGTTGCTGTGCTTGAACAACTCTACCAGCTGTTGCTGCTGCACCACGTGGGTCACCTTCAACCCCTGCTTGTAATGCTGATGCTCCCGCCTGAAGTAAAGCTTCTCTTTCTAATTCATAAGGTTCTTTTGCTATTGAAAGACCTTTCATCATATTAACTTCTAATTTTTTTCTTGCTTCTTCTAATGCTTTTGCAGCGTCTCTTTGAGCTTCTCGTGCTAATTTATTTTGTTTACCAGCTTCTGCAAAACTAAATCCAGCTCCTGCTGCAGATATGGTTGTTAATGCTATTGTACTAAATGCGGGCATATTATATTTTTTTTATCATTTCAGTTGCGTTGCTATCTCCTTTTATATATCCTAATTCTTCGTATGTCTTAATTAAGTTATCATTTTTTAAAAGCGCATAAATATAAACGCTTCCATTATCTTGACAGATGTTAGTTAAAACAGCTATCAAAAACTTTACTGCTTCGTGTCTTAGTTTGGTATCCTCTATTTTTTTGTCGGATATAATCCAATCCACCCACGAAACTTTTGAGTTGGTCATATACATAAAACCAGCGCAGATAGGCTTTTCATTATGTAAAACCATCAATCCTCCTACTCCTTCGTTTGGTAAAAAATCTTTAGGAGGCGGTTGCCAATCCCAGTCTTTCCACCAACTCACCAATACATCTTCATAATCAGAAGGATTTAATTCTTTTATATTAAATTCCATTCTATGCAAAGATACTAATTTTACGGATAGCTTTTCATTACATCGCTTTCAACAGCAAAGAGTTCCGTCTTATTAGTGTTCACATTAACAATAGTAAATATACAATAATGTCCTAGCAATCCATGCGATTCTGCTTCAGAACTCTTGATAAACATTATATATGGGTCATTAAGCGGAAAGGCTACTGCTCCATTATAGGTAGTGCTTACAAATAAATTATTAATACCATTTTGTAAATCAACCTGTATATTAGTTACAACACCACCGAACGTAACCTCAGTATATTGAGGAAGCGAGTGGTACACATAATCACCTATACTAATAATATTACCTATTGAGACCAGTGGGTCTGTTGAGAAACTAAGTGTAGTTAAACCACCATCAACTGTAACGTTGGATGTTTTACCAATACCATTAGCAGACCTTAGTGCATACTGGCCTTCAAGTGCAGGTACTTTACCTTCTTGTCTTACATAAGCAAACCAGCTTCCTTCTTTCTTTTCAAACCACCCATCTTCAATAATCCCATTTTGCTGTATGTCGGTCTCCATATATGTTTGCCAAGCATTGTCTGACTCTAAATTAATTGTTTTAAATATTTTATTTTCTAGTGGATTTATGTTAAACACACTTGATATTTGTGAGTTATATTGTTCACCATAATAATTGTTTCTAAGCTCGTTTGAATTGTGTTGGTATAAGTTACCTCCTTTAAATGTATAGAAAAAGTTATTCATTCCTATCATATAATCTGGATTGAAAGAATAAAATGATGGCCAACCCTGTGAATTATCACTGTATGACAATGTCCATTCAGTATCTACTGGAGATGGTATTGGGGGCACAACACTTGTTGGAGCTGGTGTAGGCGATGGAGCAACGGGCGTTGGGTCTGTTGGGGACGGACATGTTGAATCATATCTTAAATTATTTTCTCCACCCATATATCCGTGGAAGTAACACGCATAGCTTACCACTCCAAAATCACCGTTTACATTTATAGTAATATCACCATAGTAGTAGGTGTAGCTGTTTCCATCAGGCCCAGTCTTTGTTCCTGCATTATATTGTCCTGTATAAGAAATTAATGTATCTAAACCATAATTAAGAATAGCAATTGGGTGCGCTGAAGGAACACCGCTTAAAGTATACTGCCCTAATTGTACTTTATAAATACCATAAGCACCATTAAATAAGTAAGCTCTACCTATTCCACTTCCTAAAGAAGTTAAATCTATTTCCACAACCGTTACTGGATTAGTTTGAACCAAACAATACTCTGGATAAGTAACAGGTGTTGGTGGACTTGGCGGGGTTGGGGGAGTAGGAACAGTACCACAAGAAGCACAATCTGCAAAAGTAGGTAGACTACTTACGTCAACATTAGTAGTTGTAGTTACTGTAGTTCCATTTTGCCAACAAATTGAATTGTACCTTAGTACAGTTGGCCATGACGCATAACCAGATACAGCTCTAAACACTTGTTTTTGAGCAGCATTGTCACAGTTTTCGTATTCTTTATACTCGTAACCTACAATAGGTGTAGGGTCTTCATCTCCACAATTTGTTAAACAATTTTCATTAGCATCATTCCAAGAGCCATACTGTGACCTAAGTAATATTGTAGAACCTGCTTGAACACAAATTCTTCTTATTTCATTTTCCTCTAATCGGTATATAATTTTATTTCCATCACAACACATTATCGTCCATTCACAGAACTCTGCGCCTATTGGACAACTAAAATTTATAATACCACAACCGGATGGACTTGAATATGACATAAATCATTTATTGATTTACAAATTTACGAATTATTTAGTTGACTTTTAATCCAAGCGTATGTAAGTGCTACGCCTTCTTTTAAAGGTCTTGCGTAATCAGTTATGCTAACTTTTTGTCTATATAAATCATTATCACTATTTCTTCCACGCACTCCAAGCGGCCCTGGTATGTGAACCTTGTTAAGTTTTTTACCATCTACTTCGCAGGCGTAATCAACCAAAGTGTTTATAGAAACCATCTCTTCGCTACCTATATTTATAGGGCCTTGAAATTGTACAGCATTGTTACAAAAATCAAGCGTAGCTTTTATACAATCATCTATATAAAGAAAACTTCTTGTCTGTTCACCATCACCCCATATTTGAATCTCATCTTTTCCCGTCAATACTTTCCTACATATAGCCGCTGGTGCTTTTTCTCTACCACCCTGCCAAGTTCCCTCTGGCCCAAAAACATTGTGGTATCTAGCTATGCGAACTTTTGTGCCATTGTCTCTGGCAAGAGCTGCATATAGTCTTTCACTAAATAGCTTTTCCCAGCCATACTCTGAGTCTGGATTAGCTGGATATGCTGATGACTCTTCACAGTTAGGATTATCTGCATCCATCTGGTTATGCTCTGGATATATGCAGGCACTACTGCTAAAGAAAACCATAGGTATATTTTTTTCTTTTACTATACGAGTTACATTTAAATTTATAGTAGCACTGTTTAACATTACATTCAAGTCATTATCACCTGTAAAAATATATCCTGCACCTCCCATATCTGCAGCCAGTTGATATATCTCATCTACATTCTCATCTATTGATTTATTTAAATGCTTATAATTAGTGGCATCTAGTTTATGAAACTCATTAGCAGCGGTTGAACTAAACTCTGGAAACTTAATATCTATACCGATAACATAATGACCTAGAGAACTTAATTTTCTTACTAAGTGTGAGCCGATAAAACCACCAGCTCCTATAACGACTATTCTTTTCATTTCTTAAATTTTAATATATGTTGTGTCCATTCTGTTGCGCTACGTGGACTATTTCTTTGGTTGAGCACGTCAACAAACTCTGATATATAGCCTGTTAGCTTTACTTCTTCTGATACCAAGGTACGATATTTTTCTTTACTCCCTGGAGAGTTGTTTCTATAGTTGTGCCAGACAAGAGCTTCTCTCATAAACTCTACTTTATGGCCATACATAAAAGCCATACAACTTGTAATCTCTTGGTCTAAAAACGGATGCAGATATTCATTAAATAAACTTAGCTGAGTAAATGCTCCTGACGAAAAAGTGTTTGACCCGCTAACAACTGCGGTTTCTTTGAAATCATCTTGCACACCTATACCTCTGCCTCGCATGTGAAAATTATCACTTAGGTGTTCTATCATATTATATGTATTATAAGCACGTTCACTTGTATAATAATCATAGTCTTCATCAAAATCAAAGTTTGGTGGAAATCCTGTAAGCACTACGTTTTCACCACGCTCAAGCAAACTATTTATATATATATCATCCCAGTTGTATTTGAACCTGCAATGACTATCTACTGTCAAGCAAAAATCTTCACCATCATATAGCTCTTTATAGATTTCATTTCTATGCCACCCTGTTCCTTTGCTAAAATTACTTGGTGTGAATTTATATCTGACGTTATGAATTTTTTGAACCTCTGTATTAGGAGCATCAGATTGTTCACTTACTCCTATATATATTCTTTCTGGATATTTAGCTTTAGAAAAAGCGTCGTTAATAGTGTTGATTAAATCAGGGTCTTTAAAACAAGCGATATTAACAAAGAGTTTAAACATCCCAATAGTATCTGTATAAATGTTGCCAGCTCCACTCTTCTTCTTCCCAAGGATATTTGTCGTATATAAGTTCTGGTTTATCGAAATTACACCCAACTCTTGGATTTGTAAACATTCCCATACTTGCACGATTTACATGTATGTAATCTGTAAATGTAGACATCACGCTGCCAAGAAACTGAAATGAATAACTTGGAATTATCTGGTCATATATAGTTGCTTTGAGTGGTGTAAGGTCTTGCATAAAATTATCTAAAAAGTATATCTCATATTTGTCTTTTAAAAAATTAAATATTGATTTATCTTTTTCATCAGTTGCAATGTAAAGTGGTAGATTATTTTTAAATAAATGTTTATCAAGAAACTCTGGTATTTGTTCAAGCAGTGGAACAGTGTGTGGTCTTGTATCTATAAAATCTCCCCGTCTTACATGTATAGCATTGTATGCTCCAAGAGCTTGCTTTATAAAGTCTACGGCTTCGATGTGCTCTTGCTTAAACTTAAAACCATTTAACATTTTAGATTTGATTTCTTTCTTTTTATTGTCATTAGGTGCATATACGCTGTGATAAAAATGACCAAATAAATTTCTAGGAAAGTGTATAAATTTATTTTCGTGCAATAAGTTATATTGCTTTCTACCCTGTGAAAACTTATTAAAGTCTTCTTCATCGTGAACATCTGTTGTTAAAACAAACCCAATGCAACTATGTAGTGGGTGTAACTCTTTATAAACATCATCAAACAACATGAGCATTGCAAAATCATCTACACCAGAAAAATAAGTTTTTCCATTAAGTGCAGCGTATTCGGGAATGTCATAATAGTTGACTGTGTTAAAGGTTTGTTTAAACACACTTTCATCCCATATATCAAAAGGATTTATATAGGTTTCTTTTTTATCCCAAGGATTAATTGCATTAAAATAAATACCAGGAGGTATTATAAACTTTCGATTGGTAAGCTCGGATATAGCCAGACCTATTTCTAATGACATCCTTACGTTTGCAAAACCTGCCCACCAAGGTTCAATAGAAATATATTTATCCGACATACTTCCAGTCTTTTAATTTATAGTGTACATAAAAGTTTCTAAAATGTGTTCCACCAAAAACTTCTTTTCTTCCGTGTTCACACACAGCTGATTCGTATAGTATCATATCGCCTGGTTGAGCATAGACCTTATACCAATCACCATCGTGTCCTTGAATATCAAGCGGCCAATCATCAGCCTCTGGTTTATTTGCACATCCACAAGCTAAATCTTTATCCACTATAATTATAGACGATATGTGATGTGTAGCTATTCTGTCTACGTGTGAGGTAAGCGTTGCTCCTTTTTTATATGAACGTATACCATATATAAAAGATTTTAATAGCGGTTCTTTAACCCATTCTTGATGGGTAGATAATAGCTGGTCGTGTATCATTGTTCTAACTGTAGGTAAATGGTCAAAAGACATCAGGTCTGAATCTCCACCCACAATAAACTGGTCTTTTCCTGTAAAGTTTTCTGTTTCTAATTTATCTTTTAACAACTCGTAAGATTCTCTAATTAAATTCCAGGTTTCAGTAGGGCATTTAATTAATGCAAAACCATTGTCTGTAAATCTAGGAAAATCATCAACGTTTTTAAACTCTTTTACTTGAGTCGGTTGTTTTAAATGGGCAGCTTCAGATGCTTTGACTATGAAAGATTTATTCTGCATACCCTCTACTATGTTAGCTTCTATAGGGTCTTCTACTTTTTCTACTTTATTTTCTATTTTCGAATCATTATACATTTTTTCATCACCAGCTCCGTCCCAACTTCTTTCTCTCCACCACGACGTAACAATATATTTTTTACCTTCATCTACAGTGACACCCTCGTGCATATATTGTTCTTGCAACTCACCATCTTTCATATTCTCCCACCATAAAGCCTTACCTACGTCTGGATATATTGTTCTTTTAAGTTTTGGAAAATGTGTACCTCCTCCTTTGTATCCCACATTTAAATATATCATAAATGTATGCGTCCTATTTCCAGATGCTTTGCAGTGCATATCATAAGCAGGCCCACTAAAAAAATCATTATGTGGTTTAAAATATTGACCAGGCTCATATAACTGTCCTTGTAAAGCTTCACCTTTATTTACATCAATACCAAGTGTGTCTGCAATCTTTTGTTTTATATTCCAAACTAAACCACTTTGAGAATCTAAATTTGATGTGCTTGATGTTCTGTGGTCTGTAACATCACTTCTGTCAGTGCCTCCAACAACTACAGAAGAGCGTGAATGATTGGAGTCAATCATAGTTATTAACTGCTGACACTCGTCAGGAGTTAGAAAGTTGTTTATTTCTTGCATTAGATTTAATTAAATTTTAATAAAGTTAGTAATTATTATGAGAAAGTAAAAACTATGGGCAATTAGTTACTGTACAAGAAGTTGTAAAGGCTGAGCCATCCCAATATCTAGTAAAGCTACCATTTGTATAATATCCTGGTAACGCTAATCTATCACAACTACTTGTTCTATCAAGTCTTGTAGCTGTACACCAGTCTGTAGTGTTCATAAAGAATCCGAGAGAAGTAATACATGTCCAACCACTATCGCTTGCAAACGGCCCTTCTAATGAAATTGCATTACATGATGCTACCGGAGCTGGCGTAGGTGCTGGCGTAGGTGACGGTGTAGGACTAGGTGCTGGCGTAGGTGACGGTGCTGGCGTAGGAACTGTTGCGTTACACGTTGCACAATCAGAGTGAGTTGAAAGCGGTACGTTTGAGTTTACTATACCTGCTGCATCTTGAACTTCATAACAAACTCCATCTGACATTTTTACTGAACTACCAGGCGATAAGATTGAACTAGAAGCTACTTCTGTAAATCCTGTTCCACTACCATCACAGTTTGCAATTAGATAATAGTATGTAGAAACCACTGGAGCTGGAGTCGGTGATGGTGTTGGACTTGGCGCAACTGTTGGTACAGGCGCTGGTGTAGGTGACGGTGTAGGAGTTGGAGCTCCACAACCAGATAATCCACCACAATTAGAACTTGCAGAATCAAACACTCCTTGACAGTTGTGGAATCCTGGACTAGCATCTGTTATTTCGTAACATTGTGTTGTGTCAAATGTTGGACATCCACCTGTTGTACCACCTGAACTAAACTTAATACCTAACCCTACAACTAAACCACTTGCTCCTATCACTTCAACGTAATAAGTTGGGCTTGTAGTACCACACGCTACTACTCCAATTTTCTGTGTAGCTACTGGAGCAGGTGTTGGACTAGGTGCTGGTGTTGGGGATATAGAACAGTTTACTATTGCTTGTACTTCTCCAGTTGACAATATTAATAGTGCGTAATCCGAAGATGCTTGACCTTGTACGTTTGATACTCCATACCATTGTAGACCACCATTAAATGGTGTAGAAAGTGATGAATTAGCATACATTATATCTCCTGTCTGAATTAAAGATACATTGGCTCTGTTTGTAAATATGTATGCTGGAGTTGATGCAGCACATGCAAGTGTGTCAGAACTTAATCCATTACCTGCAAATCCAGATACAAATGTTGTTGGACTTTCACAATCAAAACAATTAGTGTGACTTGTTAAAGATTCTACACTTACTGTTGATGTTGCTGTTGTTGTTGCAGTATAGTTGAAACATAAATCATTACCGCTCACATTGTATTCTACTACGTTAGGCCAGCTAGATGTAGTAGTAAGTTTTCTAAATACTTGAGTTGTACTCGTGTAACACTCAGTATAAGTTGCATAATCATATATTGGTGTTGGCACACATCCACCACAACTACTATAAGCTGTGTTAACAGTAACAGTTGAATTGTATACTGAAGCAGCATTATCAATTATTTCCCAACAAGTTGAACCAGTAAACTCTGGGTTTGGCCCTGCTGCAGCTCCTGTTATTTCTATAGCTTGTGAATTTAAGTATCCTGATGTTCCACTAATTCTCACAAAATATGTAGGACTCGTAGTACCACACTGTCTTATTTCAACATCTTGAGTAGGTGCAGCAGTTGGCACTGGTGATGGTGTTGGAGTAGCCATACAATCTACAATTGCATCAACAACTCCTAATGAACTGATTAATAAAGCATATCCATTATCTAAATTAGGATAATGACCGTTTACGTTAGTTACACCATAGAAATTTAATCCTCCATTCCAAACATTAGTTAATCCTGCGTTTGTATAAATAGTATCACCTACTTGAATGGAAGCCACATTAGCTCTTGATGTGTACATACTATTAGTAGCTTGTGCAGCACACGCAGTTGTTGAACTACCAACACCATTTCCTACAGTATATGTAGAGAATATTTGAGTTGAAGCTACAGGAGCTGGAGTTGGACTAGGTGTTGGTGATGGAGTCGGAGTAGGCGTACATGTAGCACAAACAGAATGTGTGTTTAATCCTACTACATCTACTAATGATATTGTGCTAGTTACCACTGGATTTTCCCAACATGTGCTGTTATATTCTACGACAGCAGGGAATGAACCTCCAGAAACAATTCTAAATATTTGTGTTGCGCTTCCGCTACATTCTGTATACTCGTTGTAATCATAGCTTACTACAGGTGCAGGGGTAGGGCTAGGACTAGGTGTTGGACTAGGTGTTGGACTAGGTGTAGTGGTTGGTGCTGGTGTTGGTATAGGGCTTGGCGATGGTGATAAACAATTAGGACAAGTTTGTTCTGCATATAAAACACCTGAAGCTTGCTGTCTTACTATTGTTTGGTCTGAATACCATCCATCAGGAGCAAAAGTCGATAGTGCCGCATCAGTATATAATGCAGTTGCAGTTGAAAAACTTGCTGAACTATAATAATATGTACCTGTTGTTGCCGGCATTTATAATTTTACAAAGTTAACCATTTATACTGAACATCTTGAATCTCCACATCCTGAAACTACAACTGTTACTTGACCATTTGTTCCTGTTCCTCCTGTTGCATATAACGAAGCACATCCTACAACTGTTCCTCCGCTTGAATATTGAACTTCATTTCCAACTACTACTCCAAGCGTTGTATCTGCTTTTAAATATACTGCTTGTAAGTTTACACAATCAATACCAATAAAGTAATCATACGTTGGTATAGTCGGTGCTGGAGTCGGTGATGGACTTGGTGTTGGTGTTGGACTAAACGTACAATCACAACAAGCTTCAAAATAACTTCCAGAAGAGAAACATAATTCTTGTCCTATTGAATTTCTTAAATCATATATTAAATATAATTTGTCACCACCAGCTGGCAAAGTAAAGTCAGCAGTATATAAGTTTGGAGCTCCTGTTGTTATAATTGGAGTTGCTTGAACTGATGCTGCTAATAATATATTAATGTCAGTTGAATTGTTTTCAAATAGTGCGTCTGTTCTTAAATATCTAAATTCATTTTCTGTCGGGTCAAACTGGAAATTATCAAAGTTTATTTTATTACTTCTCATTGTAATAACAGCATCATCTGGTGGTATTACATTTGCACCTTGACCTCCTTCAAGTTCTCTATATTGAGAAACGATTGGGTCGTTTGGACTTGCTAAGAAAGTAACTAAATCTGATTGAGTTGGTGAAACAACTGTTCCTTTATTCCAGAAAAACTCAGTATGAGTAAATTGACCTGCATTTGCATTAGTTGTTAAAGTAATGCTGTAAACATTAAATAGCTCTGGGCCAGGACATTTAACTGTTATTTGAATGGTATCATCAACCGATGAATCTGTAGTAACAATTAGAACTACTTCTGTAGGAGTTGGAGATGTTTTAGTAAACTGAAGAGTTCCACTTTGATAAACCACGCCAGTAGTGTAAGTTACTCCATCATAAATCGCTTGTACTGTGTATCCTGTACCTGATGCCTGACCTTCGGTTTCTATATCTACCCCTCCTTCAGTTACGATTTGTTGTTCCGTACCTTCGGTTATAATTAAATCTGAATTTTCAAAAGGAATTACATAATCTATATAAACCACGCCGACTTCTTCTGTAATATCAACACAATAAACAAACTCTTGTCCTGCCACTACGGTTATATTCTTTGTAACACCACACGCTAAACATATTTCTGTTTCAGGTTTTACAATGGTGTTAGAGGTAAATACATACTCGTGCATGTATGGGTCATAACCTCCAAGCTTTTGAGTAGCTGAAGCATCAGCAAATAAATCTCTAAACCAGCTTCTCATTCCTTGATTTGAAATAACAGTAAGTATTTCATTTTGAGCTGAGCTTCCAGTTAGTTTTACAATTACATTTCTTTTAGCATCAGAAAAATATTTGTTTTCACCAAACTCTGCAAAACTTTCAGGGTGATTACTTATACCATAATCTTCTATACGAGCTATTTGTGTTCCTAATACTTCAGGGACAGATGTAACTGCACCACCACCCGTTGAATCTGATAATAAGTTTTTGCCTGCAAGAACATAAGATATTTTATCTTCTTGTAAAACAAGTATATCTGTTTCTCTTGCAAACAATATTTCTACATCACCATAAGTTTCTTCCAGAGCTTTAAAGTTTAATAATCCTAAATTAAACTCGTTTAATCTATTTACATTTGATTCGTCATTGTATACACCACTATATGTTAAATCAGCAAACCTATGAGCCGCTTTATACTCTTCATTTGATGTTGTAAATATTCTATTACCTAAAGAGAAAGACTCTCCTTTAATTGAATCTCTTATTCTATAACTTTCAACTCCATTTCCAAAAGCATAACAGTTTATAAATCCTGTATTCACTTTAGCTGAATCATTAGCAGTTTGGTTCTGTACATTTCCTAAATGAAAATCCCCGCTTATATCAAAAGACTCGCTATTTTCATACCATACATCTGGTAATGCTGGTTCTGGTTCAGTTTCAAATATAAATGTAGAATCAGCTCTAAATACAGTAAATGTTACATCGATTTCAGAACGTTTGTTTGCAGTATCTCCTCCTGATTTAGCTCCATTAATAAGTAAGTATATTAAGTTGTTTCCATCGGGGTCTTGCGTACTTGTATCTTCGTATAATCTATAATAATAATTTGTATTAGGGTCTGTAGCTGTAGTTCCAAATAAATTTGCATTAGCAATTTCAGTTGCAGTTTTATCTGCAGTGTAAATATTTGCACCTAATGGTGGCGCAGCTACAGAGTTTGTAGCAGTTATATATTCATTATTGATGGTTTCTTGGTCGTCTTTATCTTCAACCCCTGAGTTTAAAGTAGAAGAAATGTTGTCTCCATTCCACCACTGAGCCATATTATCATAATCTCTTGAAGCTGTAAAAGTTTTTTCTAGGATATAGTTTTTTCTTGATACACCAGCAGACAAACCACCTTGACCTCCGTTTCTTTGAAACTCAATTTTCATTGTAATTCTTGTTCCTACTGGAACGTCATACACATCATATACTGGAGTTGCCCCCGAAGCTTCATTTATAGAAAAGAAAGGAAATGCAACTACTGGATACTTAGAAGTATTAGTTGCTGCATTAAAATAAGAATCTTCAATTACAGCATTATTATTTTGTACTGCTGAAAAATTTGATGGATTAATCTTCATGTATGTTCCAGCAAATACCTCTACTTCATTACCAGCAACATCATATACGTCTATAAATCCTTTAGCTTTGTTTTCTTTTTCTAAAACTGTTGCGTAAGCACAACGATTCATAGCGCCTCTACCATCAGCCTTAACAATTAATCTATCTCCTGTTTCTACTTTATTAGCATTTTCTCCATCTAACAAAAAGTAACTTGCTCCAGTTCCCGAATCTCTATAAACGATATTACTATATACTGTTTGATAAGTTGTTGCAGTTGGTTTTATTACAAATTTATATTTTGTTGCCCAGCTTGGAGCTCTTTGAGTTGTAGGTATTTCAACTTGAATATAGTTTCTTGAAGTTGATAAACTACAAGGCAGGTTAACTGAGTTTAAAGGACTGACTTGAGCAGTTGAAGCTCTGTTGTAATCATCCATATAAACCATACCAATCTCATATCCTCTATTACTATGCAAACTCCCAATAGCTGGTGTTTCTTGGAATGTAACAGAGGTATTAGTTAGTCTGTAATACACAAAAAGAGTTGAAGCTGAAACAGAATCTAAGTACACTGCAGCTAAAGACTGAAAGCCAATAGTATCAGCACCTACTGAATTATTTAAAATAGCAATTGGTTGTCCTTTTGCAATTCCCGCCGGAACTGTAGTTGCATCTGTAATACCTGTTTGGTCTAAATCATTATAATTAGCGTCAAATGCTTCAGGTAAAGCTGCATTAAATTCATCTGTTAAAGTGTTTCCATTAGCTGCATTTGTTACTGTTTGAATAGTTGTTGCTGTTCCAACTTTTTCTACAAAATCAGTGCTTGTAGACAATTCATAAACTGTGTCATAATCTTCTATTAATGTATAACTCCAAGTAACAAAAACTGTATCTGTCGGAGGCACTGGTGTAGGCCCAACACCTACCTTTACTGAATTACTATAAGCAATTCCAAAATTAAATGTAATAGTTGCACCCGCAACAAGCTTTGACCCAGTTAATCCAGTTGCTAAAACAGATGAAAAATCAACCGTCATTACACTATCATCAATATTTATAGGAGGCGGTGTACCAGGTGGTGTTCCGTCAATCGTATAATATCCCTGAGTTTCATTTACTGGCAATGTAGACACAGAAATATTTTCAGATAAAATGTTAGCTGTAAATTCAAAATTAATTTTAGCTCCATTAGAATCTTTTAAATCATAACCTTCAGTATAATTACCGTATACCAGTCTGTTACCCATTAACGTTTGAGCTTTAGCAAGCTGAGGAACATTATCGTATGTTCTTAATATTTCAGAATCAGGAAGAACAGTAAATATTTTTCTATTAGTAAATGCTATAGTTCTATTTTGGTTATCTGTAAAACCTAATTGTTTTTTATTAAAAGTCTCTACTATTTTTATAGTGCTTGAATCTGCTTCTTTAAAAACTACTTGTACATCGGTAACTTTAGAATTACCTGTGTTAAAAGTTATATTACAAGCGTTTTTAGTGTTAACCATTCCTTCATTAAGGTAGCTGTTTGAACTAAAATCAAATATACCTGGTACAAATGCTGGCTCACTAAACTGAGATATAGCAGAAAACTCATTGTTTTCATATTTATATCTATATCCAAAACATAAAAATTTATCTTCTAAAAAAGCGTCAGTAATAGTTGATACAGAAAAAGGTTGAATTGTAGGTGCGCTAGTTGGTGGTTTTTTAATAACTAATATATCATCCTCATTAAAACCATCTGTTAATACACCTGGTTGTGGGTCGCCATAATTTTCATTAATATTAATTACTCTTGGCGGATTGGTGTTGTCAGTAAAAAATAAAAGATTTTCAATCTTATCTACACCAGTAATTAAAAAGTTTGGATTAAAATTTAAAGTAGTGTTTATACCACCGCCGTTATCTATACTTATAACATGGTATATAAGCTCTCCTGTTTCTACATCATAAGAAACAATCATATCTAACTTACCAGTTGCTCCTTGAGTAAACGCAGGGTCGTGTACAAACCAATAAATTACTAGCTGAGCGCCATCCTCAAATGCACCAATACATCTTGCTTGAGAACTTAATTTAGTTCCATCTACGTATTGAAGCTCTGTTAATGGAATGTTTCCTTTTGAATTTTCAACAGCACCTATTTCTGATTCTTCAGTAGAACCAAGTCTTACATTCAAAGCATCTACATACTCTCCATTCGGGACAAGCCTTTCATCAAGGCTTTTATTCATACGGCCCGCTATAAAATTTCTTTGAATGTTTGCCATTTTATTTTAGCCACTTATTTTCACCTCTGAGATTCATAAGCAATCTTGATGGGTGAATGTTACTTAATCTGATTTTAGCATTTCTTAATAAAGCTTGTTTGTTTTTTCTTGCTCTATTAACAATATACTCTTGCACTCCAAATTTACTATTTAAAATAGCATATTGTATGTAAGCGTATATATAATCTTCGAATAATTTATTTACACTTATTTGTGTGTCATCTCCGTTTTCCATACCATCAGAGATATACTGCAATACACATTGCTGATTTGCCATTGTAGAATCAAAATTAATAACACCAGCTTTTTTATCAATAGTAAACGTAGGATTTATATTAGCTGTTTCTGTATTTAAACCATATCTTGCTCCTATTCTGTAATTATATAAGTCATTATCATAATAATACGCATTAGGATTTACATTTTCATCACTCTCATCATTTAAATAAATACTTTTCAGTGAACCATCTTTTCTTTCTGTATCAAGAGTTGATTCTTTTATTGTTGCATTATTATCAGCATCATAAGTAAAGGTAGATGTTGCTGATTGTACAAAAGAAGTTGCAGATTGTACTTGAATATTTTCAGTAAGCTCTCTTAATACTTTATCTTTTAAAAGATATAACTTTACCCAGTTTACATAATCAGGTGGTAATACAAACCTTAAGTCATCATATACTGTAAGCTCTAATGCTTTGATTTGTTTAAATGCGTCATAATTTAATTCTTGAATACCACGTTTAGCGTGAAATAAAATCTTATATCTGTTTGTATTGTTAATCAACTCATGGTTTCCGTCATACATCAACTGAAAATTATTAACTATATCTTTCAGACTAACATACTGATATGACCCCCAATTAGCATCTGTTGGATTTACACCATCGTTTGTATAATATTTTTTTTGATTTATATATGTCATAATTATATATTAGATTGATTTTGTTGTTGCTCTTCTATTTGTCCAAACTGAAATACATCAGCTTCTCTTATTGATATACCTGCATACTGTAATATTTTTGCTACTAAATTATTAGCATCATCAATTGGTAATTCAAAATCCTGATAATCATTTTGTGTTTGGTCGAAAAGTGGCTCACCTCCATAAAGGGTAACATAAGTCCACTTAGGGTCTCTAGGGTATCTTATGTATTGTGCTTGCACATCGTTTACTCCACTAAATGTATTTGGAAAAATTGTAATCTCATCAGCTTCTTGCGTATACGCAGGAAACAAAGTTGACGGTGAAGTTAACAGAGAACTGTTAAGCATAGTTATTTTACTATGTGTTACTTTTTCTGCTTCACCTTTAAGTGTACCTCCAGAAAAACATAACACTTTGTTTAGCAAATAATAGTCTGAACCTGTTGTAGATTGTGATGGTAAGTAAAATACATTTTGAGTTTTTTGTGTCAAAAAAGATGTAACTGAAAATGTATCAATTACCTCTTCATATCCTTTTTTGATATCAGCATATCCCGTTCCAGACAATCTTGCGTTTTCTTCATTTATCTGAGTGTTATATCTTATAAAATATTCATCAAATAAATCTAGTTGTGCTTGTTTTGCAAATAAGTTAAAATCACTTGGAGATATATACCCATAGTTATTTTTATTTATTATTGCAAGTACAGTATTTCTTACAGAATTTATCATTTGAAAATGTTTCTACAAAGATACATAAAATAAAAAAGCACCTAGGATTTAGGTGCTTTCTCGCTGTCGATAGTAAAGGAAGGATTAAATCGTTATGCGACTGCAATTCCACTTACCGCGTAAGGTAGGTTCTCTACATCATACGCTGGGTTTGTCCAAGAAGTAGCTAATGCTGCTACAACTGAATCCTCAATTTTATCTCTTTGCGTTTCATCTCCCGCACCTGCTGTTGCGTGAGTAATAGTAGTTACTTTACCAGCACCGTAAGTAATTGTCACGGTAGTAGTAGAAGCTTGCTCTATTAACACAATATCACTAATAGCTACCAATTGCGATTGCTCATTAGTTACTGGTATATTTAAAAATTTTTGCATTGTAAAAAAATTAATAGTTAAACTTAGTACAAAGTTAAGAATTTTTTGCTAGCGTTTTAAGATGTTTATATGACTCAATACCATCATCACTTTGAAAGTATGAAGCTATTATAAACATTGGGTCTTCGCCATAAGGAATATTACACATCTTCTTTTTATTAGATGGTGTATTAAACCAAACTTCTTTTTTCTGATTTCTTAATTGTAATAAATTCTTGTCAATCATTGTTTGAATTGTTGCATTTAACTTTAACATAGGGTCTCTTAACAACATCAAAAATCCTTTAGGGTCTCTTTTTGCAAACACTAAAATATCTCTTCTAAGCTCTGCTGTACTTACCGTAGTTACATCTTTTTGGAATAACACTCTAGCTACGTTTTCAACTTGTTCTACTTCTAGCTGTCTTGCTTCAATAAGAGCATCAACTTCTGCGTTTAAGTTGTCTACTATATCTTGAGCTTCTTTCTTTTTGTTTATCTCTACAAATATTTTTCCGTTACCTGGGTGATAACTTAAAAACTTTTGTAATACTTGATTTGTTCGAGAAACAAATAAAAAACCATCTTCAAATACAATAGGCTCTAATATAGCGTTATCATCTTGCTCGTCCTGAAAAGGTGAGTTTTGGTTTCTTGCATATCTCAGAGGTCTGTTTACACCTGTCTCTTCATCAAAATATAATAAAGGCACACGATTCGTATGTCTTGAAGCTAATATTAATGATAAAGGAGCTACCTCTCTTGTGAGTTTGTATGCTTTATCTTCTAAATTTAATTTAGGTTTTGTGGATTTTACTTTAACAGTATCCACTTTTTTTGTGGAAGTTTTATCTTTTTTCATTTGATTTAATTTAATTTAAAATTTAAAAAAGGGGCGTATTGCTACACCCCTTTGAATTAATTATTACTGATTGAATATAAAGAAGTTGTTTGCACCTAATGTACATACAGCTCTTTCACTCAAGAAGTTTACTTGCATGTTATCGATATCGTTAGTCGCAGCACCACCAGCAGAACCAGTAATCCACGTCTTATATCTTCTGTCTTCAGTTTCTGAAGCTCTATATCTTACATGTAAGAAAGGTCTTTTAGCGTTCTTACCAAGAATTTGGTCATATACGCTAGTTGAACCTGCTGGTACTAGTAAACCATTTACTTTACCTGAACCAGTATTTGTTGGTAAATCCCCTCTCATTGTAGGGTCATTTAGGTATTTCCAGTCAGTTTTGTAGAAGTCGTAACCTCTTCTGAATCCAGAGAAACCTAAGTTTAATGCCATTTCTTCGTCATTGTCAAATAGACCGTATGAAGTACCACCAGCACCGTAAGAGTTCTGAGCAGCTAACATATCGTCAAT